AGTTCTCGAGTGAGGTTAGCGCCGGAGTTGTCATTGTAGAGTTGTCGGATTGCGTCGGATACATTTTCGATTCCGAATTCGTCGACGACGGCCGATACCGTCATTGTAAACTCGCGGTAGAAGATACAAGGGCGGTATTTGCCGTCGATGTCGATGTAGTACTCGCCCGCGCAGGGGTTGTAGCAGTTTACGACGTTGTCGAAGTCGTCGTAGATCAGCATTGTGGCCGTGCCGAAGATTACGAGGTCGTAGTAGAAGGTTGCGATGGAATTGTAGAAGTTACTCTCGGCAAAGATAAGATATAGCAGTCTCTCGCACTCGGCCAACCATAATGAAACTGGTGACGTCTGGGTCGAGTCCAATCGACCAATCTTTAGCTTGAACCACGGGCGTGTCGGCGAGGATTTGCCAGATACAAGTCCCGAAGCAAGGTTGCGAGCGGCGATAACACCAGTGCTGTCGAGGATGTGCTGGTTGATCGGCGAACCGCGCGCCATTTGGTTGGGCGTGATGATCCATTTGTACCGCCTCGGGAGGAAATAGTCGGCAAGTTCGCGCCAGTGCGTCCACCAGGAATAGCGGTTCACGCGGAGACCCATGATGCGGCCATCGACGTAGCGGCGCAGGGCGAGATCGGCGGCGGTGGGAGTTTTCATTTGGGCTTCAAGCCTTTGGTGTCGAAGTCGACGATCTTGCCGGAGTCATCGTAGATAGTTTCGGGCGGGGCCGGACGGCGCTGGCGTTGCATTTGCTCGGGCGTCATCTCGTCGGCTTTGCGGCCGGTCGGGACGGGCGGTTTGTCCATCGCATCGTTGGTTTCGAACAACCGACCCTCTTGATAGAGCCTCCCGGCCGCCATGCCGAAGAAGACAGGGTCGATCTGCGGGCCTTGGGGCTCGGGAGAGGCCATTGCTGATTTGGCAACTGGGCGCATGGGTACGACGGGCATGGGCTATTGGCCTAGGAGGGTCTTGCCGCGACCGCCGCCGGAATCGAGGGCTCCGGTTGGCTGGGTGCCGGTGGCTGCGCCTCCAAGGAAGGATAATCGGTTCGGGGACCGCTGGCTGGGCTTGGAACCGATTGGGTTGAGTACCGGCGGGGTCGGTTCGGGTGCCTTGGGGACAGGAATTGCCGGGGGCGGATCAGGTTTGAGGAATGACATTAGGCCACCATTCGGTCAGGGGAATAGGGATCGTATTCAGTTTCGACGAGAGGCTTTTGGGGATGCTCGCCGCCTGCGCGGGAGTGCCGAGCCAGGGGTCCACCAAAGGTCAGGACCAACGCGTCGAGATCGTCAAGGACGAGGTTGGGATTGTCATCCATGAGATCTTCTTTGGAGACCAGTTGGATTTGGTCCTTGTTGTTGAAGGTGTAACGAATCGCGAGCATCGCCGAGCGGAGTTCTGGGTCAGGAGGTAGAATGCCTGTCTTAAGCCAGGAGCGGAGGGCTCCATACATCGCGGCCCGCATGTTGGAGTAGGATTCACCCGCGTTGTCATAGACTACTCCGGTGATGGCATCTTTGCCACCGAACTGGACTTCGTAACAAAAGAGATGTCGCTGGCGTACTTGGTCCACGACACCACCGCCAACGCCTCCTCCATCGATGAAAATTCCATCAGGATGCCACTGTTCCCAACAGCTAAATACATGATTGGCGAGTTCGACGGTTGAGATGCCGTTGAATACTTTCCGAGCCATGGTTCGTGCATCGCGGCCCTTTCTGGGGAAGATCACGGAGTTGTTGCGGCCAAATCGAGCCACGTCGACCCCAACGGCGAGTGGGGTAAAGGCGTCAACGTAGGCTTCGCGATCAGGTGACATAGCAGCGTCAATGTCGGAGGCGGAAAAGAACTCCATCTCACCGGTGCGAGGGAACTGCCCAAGTACGCGGACCCGAACGAAGTCAGAATCAAGACCATATACCTTAATCCACTTCTCAAAGCGGGATTTGTTGGTAATAGTGACCGAGCGGGAATCGATCTGGCGGGAGTTCCAAAATTCCGCATGCTTGCCTCCAGAGAAGCATTCTTTGAACCGGCCGCTGTTGCGGGTCGGGTTGCCGAAGACGAGCCAGAGGATCTGGGTGTCCGCGTCGGTTAAGGCGCCTTCGGCCGTTTCCCAGATTATGTCGGGGATCGCTGAGGCCTCGTCCATTATCAGGAGCAGGCGCTTGCCTTTGTTATGAAGCCCGGCGAAGGCCTCAGTGTTCTTCTCGGACCACGGGATCATGTCGATGCGCCAGGTCCGTTCGCGGGATGGGTCCTTGGATAGGAGGGAGGTTGCGTTCAGGACGAAATGGTCCTTGGCGAACCAGCAGAGATTGAACCACTTGCCGAGTTCGGCCCAGGTTTTGGTCTTTAGCTGGGTTTCAGTGTTGGCCGTGACGACCCCGCGCGTGTCGGGGAAGGTCATGAAGGCCCAGAGGATTATCATCGCGACGAGAGCGGACTTGCCAATACCGTGGCCCGAGGCGGTCGCGAGTTGGATGGCTTCGGTCGGGGTGAGGAGGCCGGTGCGGATGGCCTCAAGGATCTCACGTTGCCAAGCCGATGGACCGTCGGGGTATTCAGCTAGGAATGTGTCGGGCTCACCCCAAGGGTAGGCCCCAAGGCTGAACGCCAAGGGGTCGTTGGAAGTTTCGGCCAGCCATTCAAGTAGACCAGCGTCCATAGCGATCAAGCTCCACTCGGTCCAAGTCTCGGGTAGGCGACGCAGCTACGGACGCTGGTCATATCCGCCTCAGGAGTTTGGCGGCGGCCAGAGGCGGATGGGTGCCCCCAGAGCTTACACGGGCAGGAACCGCTGGGCTCTGGGGGTATTGAGGTTGCACCGGGGCGAGTGGCGTGGCCTCAATCTGGTAGGTGGGTTTGGCGGAACGGGCTCGGGCCTTCTCGAGCGAGGCCGCAAAGTCTACGTTCACGTTCATGTTGGTCTGCCGCTTGCCGTAGCCGAACCGGTCCATGCGATCGGCGGTGATCGCAATCAGGTCGCGGGTCGGGAGGAGTTCGCCGGATTCCTCGGCCTCTTCGAGCTTGATCGCAAGCATGGTCTCGGCCTTGCGCATGTTGGACGTTGCGGCACGGGCTTGCTCGTCGATCTCGCGTTCGTAGGCGGCGTCGACCTTTCCACGGTAGGTCGCGACGAGTTCGATAAAGGATGGGTCCTTCTGGATCGACCAAATGCGCGTTGCGGAATAGCCTGTGCGTTCAATAAGCTCCTCTGTGCGAAGGCCCGCTGCGATCAGGCGGGCCAAGCGGTGGTGCGGATCTCGGAGGCGGGCCACAACCCCTGTGCCATTGCGATCCATCACACTCTTGCGCTCAGGGTTGAGCAGCATCAGGTCATCGCGCGTGAGTGCGCGTACGGCCGTGATGGTTGGGTTGCGTGCGATCTTGCCTCGGTGGAGGGCCACTAGATTCGTCTCTCGATTTGGGGCGCGGGGCGGGTTGTCTGGTTTAGGTGGAGTGTGACGCCGTTGATGGTGAGGGTTGTGGGCGGACGGGCGGGGCCCGGGGTCTTGAGTTGGGTGTTGTAGCGGGGCTTGAAGAGGTTGATCATTTCGTATTCGAGTTCGTCGAGGAGGTCGACGTGGCATGGGCGGATGTGGACATCATCGAAGGTGATGCCTTTGACCGGCAGCCAGGACGGGACCTTCCCGCGCGAGTTCGAGCGGTGGGTGTAGATGCGGATCAGCATGGATTTGGATTTGCCGATATAGACCACCTGCCCGCGCCAGAGCAGGGCGTACACTCCCGACTTGAGTATCTCCCCAACCCCAACGAATCCCGGTAGTTCCACCACGGCCGCAATCTCCAACTAAGCCCACTCTACCACCCTAGCACATCCCAGCCCGAAGTCAAGCCCGTCGCAATCCGCAAGGTATGGGTTTCTCAACTTCGCCCAGCACATATATGTATATCTCGAAAATGGGACTACGGGCTGTAGACACCTCTGGGCCCACGCGAGGGACAAAATTTTGGCCCCACCCCCTCGCGGGAGCAGGGCCTGTGGGATACCAAATGCCAGATCAATCCTCGCGGGCACCACCACGCTCGGCGATCAAGGCCGAGTTGTCGGCGATGAAGGTTTCGATACGGTCAATACCACCGTTGCGAAGCCACGGGATGAGGCGTTCCCATTGCGAGGCGTAGAGGGCGATGGGGTAGCGAGCGCCGTGCTGTAAGCACACTGTCCCCTTCTCGCCGACTTTCAGGCTAATCTTAGAAGGCGTTGCCTTGGCAGCGGCTTCAAGGGCGGCGATACGGGCAAGGGCGGCTTCAAGAGATGTGATCGCGGTCATTGTGTGATCTCCTAATCGGCTGGTAAGGGCGGAATTGCCGTTCGGCCGATGATTGCATTCTGCCCGTTGATTGCGGCGCGAATGTGGCGACCAAGTGATTTGATTGTGGCATTCAATCACGCATTCGTGATTCCCGGTCTTATCCCCTAGGTATGGCCTCGGTATGTCCTCCGAATAGTCTCTTATCCGCTCAACCAGCCAACCTGACCCTCGTGCCTGCCCCACCACCTGCCCCTCCCACCGTCCTGTCCCTCCCCGCACCCTGTCCTAACCTATTGTTCCATATATATATTCGAATAAGATCAGGGTTAGGTTGGGGTTGGGCGGCAGACAGGGTTGGATGGGGGCAGGGAGGGCCA